AAAGCTGCCAGATAACCGCTTTCGCCGAACTGCCAGCCGCCGCGGTGCTCATCGAGCCACTTGGCGGGCTCGTAAACCGTCCTGACCTGCCAATCATCCATTACAAACCGCCTCAACTAATGCCTCTGCGCGTCCCGTCCACGTCGCTACAAGCTCCGCAACGGCACCGGCTAAATCGTCTGGCCCAACTGTACCAGATAGCTCCAACAGCGTCTCATGCGATTCCTTGCAATAATCGGCCGCTATAGCCCTGTCTCCGCCCAGTTCCTCGACAACGTCGCCAAGCGTATCGCGCCAGGAACCGTAAAAGCGGTCGATCGAACCGATAAATTTGTTCGGATTGCCTGCGTAGCCGTTCACTCGCTTGGCCTCGACGCCGATTAAATGCTGCACACGCTCCGAAATGACCCGCCGATTACTTGGTCCGACTAGCTCGTTATCGCCGGGCACTTGTTCGGTGTCTGATCGCGGATCGATCGCCGGATTGTCGTACGTGTCGCCGCCTTCATAGGGATTCATCGCTAAGTATTTAACGCGGATCTCATTGGGCGACATAATCCGGCCCATTACCATCTTCGTTGCAAAGTCTGCTGTTTTGCTCATGTCGGCTTTGAGCAGTGCCGAGCGGTCGAACGTAAATGCGTGGGTATAACGCTCCTTCTGCCGTTCGGTAAGGAGCTTCGTCCACGCCTCCTGTTCAATCTTGGTTAGCCAGTTGTCGAGGCACGACGTAAGGTATTCCAAATTGTGCTCTTCGAGACTGTTGTATCCTTGCGAATCACCATCGCCAGGAATTGAACCAAGCCCAAACCAAAGCATTACGTCCTGTCGCTGGAATTTGCGTTGCTCAAGCCATTGGGAGTCGCGTCCGTTCATCGCGACCATATTAGCCTTGATGCCTTCGCGAAGCATCGCGGTTTTGCCTGCGTTGTCTTCGCCATCGTGAGCACTGCGGAAAAAGTCAAGAAACTTTTTTGCATCGGCTTCGTCGCGAAACATTCCGGGCGGGGCTTCAAGTATTAGCGATCCGCTGAAACCTTTTTTGGCAAGCGAAAAAACTTGCTTCTCTGCTGCTAGGCCAGTGCCAAAGCTTTCGGCCGCTGTCGCGAATACGCTTTTGCCCTGCACGCCATCGAAGCCGAAGCCCGGAACATGAAAAACATCCGCATCCGGAATCGCGATCACCTTTTCGGGATGCAGAATCATATCGTTGTAGAGGCTCAAATGGTCGTCGCGATCGATAATTGTAAGATGCCACTTTTCACCATCGACTAGGCCTGTGTCGCTGCGGTCTGGCAAAAGCGGAATAAGTTCTTTCGGCCTTCCCGCAGCGTCGCGAATGATCGCCGACCGCCAATTTCCCCACAATAAAGCATGCCCCATGCCCTGTTGTTTCCAATGAAACGCCGTCTGGTAGACGTTGGGGCGATATCCGACAAGCCGATAGGCAGGGTGTGACGTGTCCGGCGTAACTTCACGCTCTCCAAGGCGGTTAACGACCATCGGCAACTTGCCGACGTCGCCGCTTATCTTGTTCGTACAGTACCATACAGGTGCGTATTTGATCGCCTTCGATGCACTCATCCGCTCATCGAGGTCTTCTAGCGAAAAGCCGAAGATGCGGCCAGCAAATTGACGAAACCGTCCGGAGAACTGCGTTAAATAGTCTAGCATCGCATCCCTACGCTATGAAAAGGCTTCCGGTCGGTCGTGAAGGTGCAAGCATTGCCAGCCGCAATGCCATAAGCGAAGCGACTGCCGCGTCAATTTTTTCTTCGCTGTTCTTTTTGTCCGGCATCATTCGGCCGGCGCTGTTTTCGTTGGTCATCATTGCCAAAAAACAGAATCGCAAAATGTCGTCTTTGTCGTCAAATGTTACCCGATTTTCACGGATTGCGGATGCTATTTCTTGCAATGGCTCGTGGAAATGATAGGCGTTTTGAGGCATCTTGAGCACCTCTAGGCCCTTTTCCGATAGCTCGTCTCCTAATTGTGCCGCGTTATAGGGGTCATATGCGACCGCCTTACAACCCTGATCCCAAGCCACGGAGAGCAAATCGTCGCGAAGAGACGCCACGACGTACCGGACCCGCCTCAATTGCCCTTCGTGGATCCAATCGGCCCACGGCAGCCGAGTTAAATCGCGGGTCGTGTCTTCGACGATAAAGTTCTTGGTCGTTAGCTCGTAACGCCAAATGTCCTTTCCGTCTTCGTCGCGATCGTGTGGGAATCGAGCACATAGAGCCCATGATGCGAGGTCATCGCGGCCGCCAAGGTCAATGCCAGCGGTAATGCAATCGGCAGACTTCCAATCGGATAACGGCCCGCTGCACCGATCGAAGTCTGTTGGGTTGATGAATCGGGCGGCGCTACTAACTTTGCGGTTCCCGTGGTAGCGAATGAACCTAAGCATCGCCGCCGGCGACTCTTGGGCCTTGGTTGCTTGCTCTCGAAGATATTCTGTTTTAATCGAGACGCCGAGATTTGGATTAGCTTTGATCCAATTTGATTCGTCAAGCGGCTCGTCATCTTCGTCAAGCTCAAAAACGTATGAAAAAAACGTTTCGTCCTTTATGTCGCCGCTGGCTACTTTCGTTGCGTAATCGTAATCCTCTTGCCATAGCTTTGACGAATCATCGCCAGCGGTCGTGAAGTCACCGATGAGCGGTTGCACTCGGTTACCGCTACCTGTGACCATCGTATCGTAAAACTTACGATGATACTCTTGCCAAGCATGCTTTTCGTCCATGATCACGGCATGAGGATTCAATCCGTCATAGGGTTTATCACTTCCGACACAGCGGATCGACCCTTGATTATGGGCGAAGGTGATCTGTCGATTAATTCGCGTTGACGCTTCGAGGATCCGCGGCGACTTCATCCGCATCCGCTCGATTTCGGCATACATAACCTTTTCAACTTGCTCTTTTTTCGTCGCGCACAAGATCACTTCGGCAACGCTCTCCGGCCCTCCAGTTATCGGGTTGCGGTCGATTGCGGCCAGTGCCAACGCAAGCCCAGCCCCTAGCGTGCTCTTGCCGTTCTTTCTCGCCATCGACCAGAAAAATCGGCGAAAACGTCGCGACTTGTCCGACGTCCGTTTCCAACCGAATAGGCACCAAACGCCAAAAGCTTGCCACGATTCAAGGGTAAAAGGCTTGCCTGCGGAGTCTCCGATTGAATGACAAAGCATCACCGGAAAAAAATCGACGTAAGCACCAGCCGCACACGAATCAAAATAATACGGAAACGCATCGTCGCCGATCTTGTCGAGGTCGTCGACGTGACGCTGCACCGCTGCACGAACGGACGAGCACACAACCAATCGGCCGCTCAACACGCCGTCAATGTAGTCGCGAACCAGCCTGTCCGGCATAAAATCAACCACGGCCCATCCGTTCCATCAGCATGGAAAAAGAGTCGTCTTTGTCGTCGTCGGTCTTGAGCGATTTGAGCTTCTGCCGGCTTGCTGGCGTTAAGCCAAACTCTGGCAAGAGTCGGTTCATGTGTTCGCGGTACTTTTGCTCTTCGGCGACATAAGGATTCTTCTTCAACTTGCTGTTGCCGTCTTTGTCTATCTCCCAAACCGCAAGCCCAGTTTCGTTCACCTTTTCCCGGGCCTCTCGCCAGCGAGCGTAGGCGGTACAGTAGGCGACCAGGATCTCCCGATTATCCGACGACAAAACGCCAAGCCTGCCGAGGTCGTCGCAAAGCTCTAACCATTTTTCCGTCTCAAGCTCGCCAAACCACGCCGGCATTTCAGGCTCGCTACCGTCCGCTGTTGGTGCCGCCTCGTTTTTACGCTGCGGATCCTTTCGATAGGCCCCGGTAAGCTCTTTAATTTCGGCCGCTATCGGCCGCCTTCCCTTGCCCATTTTAACACCCTAACTGTAAATCCCAATTTTGCGGACAATTACGCATGGTTTCCCCGGGCTATCTAGGTAGTCTAGGTAGCATGTTGGCGGTACCCCCGTCTCATTATGAGACTGCCTAATTATTGTGCATTTGCTGGCTTTCATTGCTTACTTTCTAGGCGGTTGCTTCTGTCGAGTTGTTGATGGCATGGTCGGCACACTGCCAATAGGTTAGTCACGTCCAATCGCCTCGACGGATCAACATCGATAGGCACTACATGGTGAACGTCCCTTGATAGCGTGTACCGTCCATGCTTCAAGCACTCTTGGCAGAATGGATTGTTAGCCCTGAACCTTTTCGACAGTTGATCCCAATCATAACCATACCCTCTTTCGCTTCCGCTCTTGCTGTTCGTCTTGGGCTTCATCCTTTCCTTTACGCCGCACTTGCTGCACGTAAGCGGCCTAGCCCTCTCATCTATCACACCGCCGCAACGGCATAGCTTGTACGCTGGCATCACGCATCTACCGATGGGGCGATAGACACCTTACACAGCCCGCTAAGGTAAACCGTCCTTGGTGCCGCATTGTCTCTCAGCGACACCCTAAGCGTTCTTTCGCTTGACGTAACGGCCGCCGGATATGCAAACGTGACTATGTTGTTACTTGTTCCGCTAACAGTGATATTCGCATTTGCAATCACGGCGACATCGGTTCCGCTTCTCGTTTGAAAAACGATTTCCAGCGACTTGCCGCTTAGGTTGATCGGTGTTGTTCCATCTGTAGCGTAGAGCGTAATTGATTGCGTTATGGTCTCGCCAACAAACGGCGATAGCACAACTCCTGCCTGACGCTCTGCCGAGATTCCAACGGCGGGAAGGACGTTAACAACACCACTTCCACCTCCTGCCGGTGCCTGACTCAACGACGTCGCTTTCCATCGCCACACGCTGACAAATTCGAGCATCTGGGAGAATGCGTACATGATCAGCCCCATCGTGCCGGCGGCGGCCGAATAGGCACTCGACGCAGCCGACCAAACGCCCGACGCGATGTCCGCAATCGCATGGACATGGCTTGTTGGGTCGATCAGCACAACATCACCTGCAACGGGTGCCGTGACCAAAGCTTCCTCGAGCGTGATTGTCAACGTTCCGTCGCCATTGTTGACCGTCGTTAGGATCGGGCTATTCTGTTCCGCCGAAGTGCCCGTGTTCATCCATAAGATCGCATGCTCTAGCGCACCGGTCGGGTAATCGGCCCCGCTAATTTTGAATACGGTCGTCGTTGGCGTTGGGCTCGCTAAAATCGTGCCTTCGATAACGTTATTCGATTTCCTCAGCGTATCCATCAGTTTTCCGAACGTGCCTGCGGTTGTGTGGCCGCTGTAGGCTTCGTCCCATACAGAATCGGCAAT